AGAGAATGCAGTATTAACTTCGTTATAGAATGTTTCGTTACCAGCTTGGTTACTATAACGTGAACGCATAGCAAAGATCAATCCTGTTGGACCGGTCATTGGTTGTGTTCCGCAAATGTCATAAGCAATCAAGTTAGGCATAGCACGACGAACTAGTGAAATCAATACTGGGTCGAATGTATCGATAGCGCCAGATCCGGCTGTTGAGCTTGATGTACCCATTTGGTTTGTTGGGACAGCAAACGCACCAGCTGGTGTTTCTGTCAATGTTTGATATTGACCGTGAGCACCGGCTTCACGTAGAGCGCGTTCTGTATTTTCTAGAACGACTGCAGTTACTGAACGTCTGTGAGCGTCCTTGATTGCTGGTAGATCAGCATGCTCAAGAATTGGAGCCCACTTCTTTTGAATTTCTTCCTTTAGAAACATTTGATTATTTCCCTTTCTTTAAGGTTTTGATTTATTTATAAAAAGTTACTTCTTAACTGTTCTTGAAATTGCTTGAGCGTATTTGTTGATTGTTGGATCGCTGTGTACAATTCCATTATTGTCAATTTCAGCTTCAAAGGTTTCTTCTTCAATATTAGAAGAGCTCTTTGATTCCGAGAAGTATGTGTTTTTGACGATTTCTAGTTTCTTAGAGTAATTAACTAGATTGCCATCAAAATCTACACCTTCTGACAAAGCTGTGAATTTTTCGGCTTGTGTTAGTGTCAAACCTTCGCACATATCATCAACAATTTCTTGACGCTTTGATTCCAAAACGACTTTTCTCAATTCTGAGTTTTCGTTAATGGTTTCATCCAAAGCTGATTCTAGTTCTTCAACCTTTGAAGCCAAAGATTCAACAACGTCGATCTTTTCTTCTGGCATATCGATATAATGTTCGGCGAACAAATTCTTCAATCCGCCAATGAATTCTTCCATAACTTCGTTACGTAGAGAAGATTCGATAGCTACTTGGTTGTCTTCCATCCACTTTTCTACAACGTAATCTAGGTATGTGTCTAGATTCTTTTCCATATCTTCAACGATTTGAGTTACTTGTTCTTCTAGACGAACATTGTATTCTTCTTCTAGACGAGCCATTTCAACCAAAGCGCGAGCATTAACGGCTGCTTCGAAAAGTGTTGTGGCTTTTTCTTTGAATTCTTCAGACAATTCTTCGCCAATAAACATTTCTTCTACGTCTTCTTTGACAGAAATCTTACCAGCTAGAGGGTTGTTCTTGTGGTCCAACTTAGGCATTGGATCGTTCGCTGAAGCGCCTTGGTTACCAACTGCGTGTGAACCAGACTTCATACGTACTGAATTTTCGTTACCCGTTTCGTTAGCGTTACCTGGTAGTGAAGAAGCTTCTTTACCAATCAAAGACATAGCTTGATCAAACCACTTAACCAAATCGTCCTTACGCATTGAATGCATAGCTCCGATTGTGTGTGTAATGTAATCGATCTTAGACTTTGGGTCGCCGCTTACTGGTTTTGAACCTGGATGAAGCGTAGCAGCTGCGATTGATTCTTCATCAATTACGTCAGTTGTAACTTCTTCAATATTTTGTGTTTCCATTAAAGGACTCCTTTTGCGAACTCTGTTTTAGATAATATTTATAAAATTCTTGTTTTAGAAGAAACGGATTGTATGAAGTGTTCGAATACACCAAACTTATTACGTTCGATATCATTCATAGACATTCTTCTCAATTTTTTCTTTTCTTCATATAACGATTCTTGATACCAAATATCTTTTGCGGCATCATACAACCATTCAGCATCTTCCATAACGCCCTTTACATATGCATCAGGAGCGGAAGGGTCTGCTACAATATCAGCTGCTGTCGCCAAATGGAAATCTTCTTGTACTTCCATAACACCGTAATTATTAGGCTTTAATGAACCTAAACCTCTTGAAGAAACTCCTAGATTAGCTCCTGATTTTAACAAACCAACAGCTATGTTTCCCATTGGGGTTTCAGTTAGTCTAGCTTTACCAATTACGTTAGAGCCATCAAATTTTAATTCTGTAATCAAATGAGACACTCGATCTAGATTAATCTGAGGTCCAGCTGGATGACCTAATTCGCCATAAGCTCTTTTGTTCTTAACTTGATTGTTTATGTAATTACGTACAGCTGATTCCATCACCTTTAATGGATAAATTCTACCGTTCTTGTTTTGCTTATCGGCTTGCATAAAGATTCCGTGGATGTAATGTTCCTTACCTCCATCTTCTTTTGCTTCCGATATATATTCGGTTTGTTCAACCAATTCTTTAAGGAGTTTCATTTTACCCTCTATAAGCTGCTGGCGTTGCTTGTATTGCAACGTTAGCCGAAATTAAATCTGTTGACAACTTTTGCAAGAAAATGTAAGTGTTGCTAGGAATTACAAACGACGCATATTGGGTTGTAGAATTTGAATACACGTTAACTTGTGAAGATCCTGACACTGCAGAAATAAACAAAACTGAAGAATTCGAAACAGTGTTTTGAGTCGTTACTGTAATTACATTAGAAAAAGGTTTAATTACATTCATTAAACGTTTCTCCCTGTATTTACATCAACCGAAAAATTAGGATATGTCAACTTAGGAGCTCCTGACATATCAATTCCGCCATCATAAGGAGAAGTTTGTTCTTCTTCTGGTTTGCTATGATCGCCGTAAATCAAATAATCGTGTACGGCAGAAACGTTGTCTTTAGCTACAGCAATCTTGGCTTGAATCCAAGGTTCAACGTGCATATCATCAGTCATTGCCATAACTAGATGCATTGCCTTATTAGCCAAAGCTCTTAATTGAGTCTTTGCCATTTCGATCGATTCGTCAGAACTACCAAGTAAAGGTTGAGCTAAGTCTTCGTCTACTTGTTCGACTTCTTCATTAGTTTTACTAACGTGAGTCAATTTAACATCTGAACCATAATTTTTGGCTACATATTTCGCGGCTTTATTAGCCGCCTCATTTCTCGAAGCGGCGTTAATTGTAATTTTTCTTTTACCTGGAATTGAAGGATGTTCTATATGAAAAATATGGTTATCTTCTTCAATTTCTTCATTAGTTTTTTTTGACTTTTCCGGATGTTTACCATAATAAGCTCCAAGAGCCATACGCTTACGTTCTTCTGGAGATTTACCGGCAAACTTAGGGTCTTTTGACTTCATAAAATCCGAAATGATTTCTCCGGCAGAAGTTTTCTTTGTAATCACTTCGCGAAGGTTCTTTTGTTTCTTACAATTAGCCATTTCGTGAACTGGACAATAAGTTCCTTCGGATGTCATATTGCATTTAAGTTCTTCTTTATTTTCAATAACCAATGGGTGTTTTGGTCTTTCGACATTAACGCCCTTTTTCTTTAAAGCTTTACGCAAATCGTATTCTTTATCAATAATATTACTTGAAACAGAATACTTAGCGTTCTTTGGTAGCTTAGAAATGTCTGAATGATAACGTTGATGCATACCCTTCAAATGGTCTACGTCGTATGAATCATAACCTTCTTTTACAGGAACAAATTCATCCTTTTCAGATTCTTTTTGTTTCTTTCCCATACGAACGTTTTGTGGCGTATCCAATGAATACTTCACTTTAGACCCAGAATACAAATCTGGACCGTTACCGACTCTATCGGCGTGTTTTTCTGTTTTGTGTATAGCTACAAACTTTTGTTCGTCGCCAGGCTTTGGGTCGTAATCAACCCCAGGATCAGTTCCTGTAGAACCTGGTACTGTTTTTGATGATTTGACTCCAGTCAAAATAGCTTTCAAAGATTTAGGCATTTAATTCTTCTTCCTCTGATTCTGTTTCTTGTTCGTTTTCATCAGAAACATCAATTGACGGATTGAACATAGATTGCGCGATATCTACTTTTTTGTCGTTAATAGCAGCTTCTACTTTGCCTGTTAACAAATCTTTGAATGCTGTTTCGAATTCAATAGGCTTTTGGTTCGAACTGAAATTGATCAAATCGCTTAGTCTATATTCAATGTTAGTCATCTTCATTATCCTTTATTTGTTTCTAGCTAAGGTTTGTGACGCTGATCTATATTTAGCTTCATCTTGTAAAGATCTACTTTTAGTTGGTTTTTTACCAATTAAGTTAATGGTAGCTTCAGCTTCTCTAAGACGTTTAGCCTTCTCATCATCTTCGGGCGTTTGAGCAGCCTTTTCGTCCGTATCTTCACCTTGTATATTATCAGGAGAGCCATCCATAGGCATACCGTCTGGACCTAATGGTTGCCAACGAGGATCATCCTGTTCTTCGTCAATCTCTTCATCCATTTCTTCAATTACGTCATCAGATTGTTGAAGAATGTTTCTTCTAGCCCAATGATGAGAATAATACTTACCTATTAATCCGCCTTGTTCGAACGTCATCAACAGATTAGCTCTGTTCTGCAACACTTCGGCGTTTTTCAATTCTGTAAAATAATTATCTTTAGAGAAATCGTATTTCAATAAAGGAGCTATGGTTTGCCAATCTTCAACCGAAACAATTCCTTTGAGGATCAATTGTTTTTCTAATGTTGAAGTGAATAATACAGAGAATCTAGAACGTAGGCGAACTATGAAACGAGAAAATTTCAATTCGTCTCTAGTTACTTCTGTAGCTCTACCTAATGAGAATAAAGCATCCGAATTAAGTCTGTTAACAGGAACGTTCAACGTTTGATACAATTTCTTTTGAAAGAATAAAACGTCGTCAATCTGACCTAATGTTTGACCGCCTGGTAAAGTAGTGACTTCAGTTCCTCTACCACCTTCTCTTCTTGGTAGCCAATAATCTTCAAGCATCGTCATAAA